GTTGGAGTTAAACCATGACCGAATTGGCACAATGGGAAAAAGAAAACGAAGAATTCCTGATCAAAATCGGTCAGGTAAAGCCAGCGGCTGCAAAGCCATCTACTAAGAAAGACGAGGAATAAACCGTGTCAGTATATCTAAGCAACGGAGTAGTTCTAACTGTCAACGCGGTTGATCTCTCTACTCTAGTCACAAGCGTCACACTTAACCGATCATTCGATGAGCTTGAAGTTACAGCAATGGGCGACAGCGGACATAAGTTCGTTAAAGGCCTAGAAGCATCTTCTATTACAATCGATTTTCTCAATGATGAAGCAACCTCAAAGACGCTCCAGACATTGAACTCACTTGTTGGCACAAACACAGTTGTAACACTCAAGCAGACTTCTGCTGGTGTTTCAGCGACTAACCCACTTTACACAATGACATGCTTGGTCAATAACATCACACCTATTAACGGTGCAGTTGGCGATCTATCAACACAGTCAGTAACTTGGAACGTATCTGGTACAGTCGTAGTCACAACAACCGCATAATCTAACTAAACAAAGGGGCACAGCATGGCAAAGTTAATAGTAAACATGATTGACAATACGGTGCATGATATAGAAATCACGCCACGTCTTGAATATTCATTCGAGTTGTATAGCAAAAAGGGATTTCACAAAGCGTTCCGCGATGATGAAATGCAGACCTCGGTCTATTGGCTAGCATGGGAAGGCCTTAGACTTAGTGGAGTCATAGTCAAGCCATTTGGTCCGGACTTTCTTGATACCTTAAAGAGTGTCGAGGTTGCAGAGTCTGACCCTTTGGCCTAGGCAGGGATAGCATCCACTATCTCATCGCTCGCTTGAGCATTGAGACGGCTATCCCTCCACAATCTTTAATAGATTTAGATCCATCGATGCTCCAGATGTTACTGAAAGCATTGAAAGACCGAGCAGAGGAGCAGAAGAATGCCTACAGAGCTAAAAGGCGCTAGTGCGCTTCGTAAGGCTCTCAAGCAATTCTCGCCTGATCTTGACAAAGAAACTCGTGACGAAATGGTTGGATTCCTCAAGCCTTTAGTTAAGAAGGCTAGGGGATTTTTGCCATCGAACACAGAGGCTCCATCTGGATTCGTAAAGCATGAAGTAAAGACGGCTAAGTTCCCGATGTACGATGCCGCCGAGGCTCGCAGAGGCATCGGCTATAAGCTCACGCCCACTAAGCCTAACCGCGAAGGTTGGTCATCGACTGTTTCGATCCACAATAAGACCGCAGCAGGCGCGATCGTTGAGACCGCCGGACGTAAGTCTGGAATGACAGGCAAGTTCTCACCAAGATTTCAGGGATCATTTGCAGGCAGTCGCAAGATGCAAGGTCGTGCAATGTTTAAGGCTTATGATCAGGATCAAGGCAAGGCCAAGGTCGGAGTGATCCAAGCCTTAGAAAAGGCCGCCGCGAAGTTTAATGCGAGAGGTAATAATGGCTGAGTTACGGATTCCGATTGTAGTCGAAAATAAAGGCAAGAAGGCATTCAGCGACACCAATAAAAGCGTTAGCGCACTTGATAAGGGAGTAAAGCGATTAGGCGCAAGCCTTGCCGCAACCTTCGGAGCCCAGCAGCTTCTAAAGTTCGCCAAGAACGCAGCCAAGGCCTTTATCGAGGATGAGCAGGCAGCGACACGACTTGCACAGTCAGTCAAAAATCTAGGCTTAGCCTTTGAGACTCCACGCATCGAGGAGTTTATTTCTCAATTATCTCGTGCCTCAGGTGTAACAGATGATCAACTGCGACCATCGATGCAGAAGTTATTGCAGACCACAGGATCAGTCACTAAATCCACAGCGCTGTTAACTCAAGCGCTAGACATCTCACGCGGCTCTGGCGTTGATTTTGAGACTGTTGTCAATGACTTAAGCATGGCTTACGTTGGCCAGACTCGTGGACTTCGCAAGTATTCTCTAGGACTATCTCAAGCAGAGCTTAAGGCCATGAGCTTTACTGATGTTCAAGAAAGACTAGCAAAACAATTCACAGGCTCTAACGCTGCATTTCTTGAAACTTATGCAGGCAAGATGCAGATTCTTTCAACAGCCGCAGGTGAGGCATCAGAGACAATTGGTAAGGGTCTAGTCGAAGGACTCTCAATCTTGGCTGGAGAAGGTAACACAGTCCAGCCTATTGCAGACTCCATGCAAGAATTGGCAACATACATTAGCGATGTAATTACAGGCCTTGCAACGATGATCGCAGAATTCAAGAAGTTACCGGGTGTCAATAAATACGTTACCGAGATATTCCCTCTTTATCTAAAGAACACTCCGTTCGGTGCAATCTTGGAAGGAATTAGAAAGTTCGCACCGAAAACAACTTCGGGCATGGGCGGTTATCCATCATCTGCGCTTGGCGGTACGTTTATCGATCCTAACGATGCAGCTCGCAAAAAGGCAGAAGCCGACGCTGCCAAGCGTGCTAAAGAATTAGCAGCACTTCAAAAGAAGACACTCAATACACAGAAGCAACAGCTTGCACTTACTAAGGCAGGCAAGACTTTAGACATCGAGCGCATCGGTATTACGGCAGCACTTCGTAATCAAGTCAGTGAAACTGATCGCCTATCGCTTAACCTTCAATTAGCCCTTCTCGATAAGAATGAAGCTGCGGCCTCAAAGTTGTCAGGACAATTAGATGCAGCCGTCAAGCGCCAAAATGATCTTGCAGCCCTGCTGCTGGCTACTCCAGAGGCTGCCAACCCGTATCGTAATTGGATGATTCCAGCAGATGTACAGGCATGGACAGCAGCCTCACTAGGCGTATCAGTCTCATCCCTAGGCACGACCCCTGTACCGATATCTTCTGCCTACTCAGATGCAGAAATGGAATTGGCAATGGCCGTCAATGCTGGTCAAGTCGCAGAGGCTAAGTTAATTGCAGTCGAAGTCTATCTCGATGGTGACCTAGTAGGTAATGCGATCCGCGATTCATCAATCAATCAATCACTTTCAGGATCATTTAACTCAGTTAATCGCGCTGGACGATTTGATAATCTGGCAGAATGACACTCCCAGCGACCATCTCGGTCTCCTTCGACTTTAGCCAAGGTGCTACTTTCGGGTTTCCTTTTACTATTGGCGACCCGATTAATGGCGTTATCGGCGTGTCTCAGTTCGCAGCTACAGAAGTCCCTGATCCCGTCATCGATCTGAGTCCACAGACTAGAAAGATTACTATCAAGCGTGGGCGCAATATCATGCGCGATACTTATGAGGCAGGATCCTGCACAGTAAGAGTCATCGATCAAGATGGATCATTCAATCCACAGAATCCAGCAAGTCCCTATTTCGGCTATCTGACTCCACTTCGTAAAATTCGTGTAGCGGCTACAACTGCTACCACTCAGTCTTTCTTATTCTCTGGATACGTCACAGATTATAAGTACACCTATCCTCAAGGCCAAGAATTAGGTTATGTCGATATCTCTTGCTCAGATGCATTTCGCCTGTTCGCAATGGCTAACGTAACGACTGTCGCTAGTGCAACGGCTGGCCAGACCACAGGCACACGCATCGATAAGATCCTTGACCAAGTGGACTTTCCATCATCGATGAGAGTCCTTGACGCGGGATCGACCACAGTCCAGGCTGATCCAGCGACCACTCGAACATCCTTACAGGCAATTCAGGTTGCAGAATTTACAGAGCAAGGCGCGTTCTACGTCAGAGCCGATGGAGAAGTAGAGTTTAAGGATCGATCAGATGTTGTGGGATCTCTAGCCCCGGCACCTATTCAGTTTAATCAGACTACAGGCATTCCTTATTCTGACCTACGCTTCGCCTTCGATGATAAGCTCATTATCAACAGCGCAACCATGAAGCGCGTGGACGGCTCTACAGTCTCAGCCAATAACACAGCCTCGATCGCCAAGTATTTTCCACATGGAATGAACGTTGAGAATCTAATTGCTCAGACAGATGCACAGGTGCAGAACATCGCAGACATTTATGTGGCCACTCGCGCAGAGACCACAATCCGCATTGATGCCATGACTGTTGATCTCCTTGATCCATCTGTACCGACTGACACGATGATCGGTCTAGATTACTTCGATAACGTGGAGATCACTAACGTCCAGCCAGACGGGTCAACAATTGTTAAGACCTTGCAGGTGCAGGGTCTAGCATGGGACATAACCCCAAATAGCATGAAGTGCACAGTCACAACACTTGAGCCTATAGTCGAGGGATTCATCATCGGATCATCGACTTACGGTATAATCGGACAATCCATAATGGGATACTAGGAGAAAATCATGGCAGAAGGCTTTCCAGCGACAACAGGCGACATTTTTACAGCCGCAGACTATAACGGCCTAGTAGCCTTTACTATCGGCGCAGCTAACACAGTCGATTACACAGCGACAATCTCTGACGCCTATCAGGTTCTAGAGCTTATGAACAAGGCCACAGCCATTGCTTTTAACATCCCTACAAATGCCTCAGTAGCATTCCCAATTGGCACAGTAATTACAGTCCTAAACATTGGTGCCGGACTTTGCACAATTAAGGCAGTTACATCTGGCACAACTACAGTCCTTTCAGCAGGTGCGGTAGCAGCTCAACCTACCCTTGCACAATACAAATCGGCGGCCTGCATAAAAACAGGCACAGACACTTGGTATGTTGTTGGAGCCATTGGATAATGCTCAACAATGTGGTCAGTGTTTTTGGGATTCCATTACCTAGTGCAGCCAATTCGGTAGATTATCTGGTCGTAGCAGGCGGCGGTGGCGGTGGAAGTACCTTGTCATCGGGCAACACTTATGCAGGCGGCGGCGGTGGTGCAGGCGGATTTAGAACGGCAGCCAGTTTTAGCATTGGTGCATCGTTTACAGTAACAGTCGGCGCTGGCGGTAGCGGTGGTGCTGGTGGTGGTTCTGCAACAGGTACTAAAGGCTCTAATTCTGTCTTTAGTTCAATTACATCTGAAGGTGGCGGCGGTGGCGCTGGTGCGTCTCTAGGCTCTGGCAATGGTATTAATGGTGGATCTGGTGGTGCATCAACTAATGCTGGCACTGCTGGTCTTGGTACATCTGGACAAGGTAATGATGGAGCGACATCGAGCGCGGCCTATGGTTCATCTGGCGGTGGCGGTGGAGCTAGTGCGGCAGGTGGCAATGTACTTTCCGCAATTGGTGGCGATGGCGGAGCAGGCTCATCAAATTCATATTCTGGTTCATCTGTAACTTACGCAGGCGGTGGCGGAGGCGGCGGTTATAACAACGCTGGCACAGGCGGCGCTGGAGGTTCTGGTGGCGGTGGTGCAGGCGGTAATGGTGGCAACGCAGGCGGTGCCGCTGGTGGTAATGGCACAACCAATCGCGGTGGCGGAGGCGGCGGATCTGGTGCAATTGGTAGCAGTAATCCAGGCGGTAACGGCGGATCAGGAATTGTCATTATCCGCTACGCAGATACTTTGCCTGACTTGACAACAATTGGTGGAACTTTGGTACACACAAAGACGACAACAGGCGGATATAAGATTTACTCATTCACGGCTGGAACAGGATTGGTGACTGTCTAATGGCTCACTATGCATTCCTTGATGAGAATAACATCGTTACAGAAGTTATTACTGGACGCGATGAGTGGGAAGTAGTCGATGGGATCACCGATTGGGAACAGGCTTACGGCGACATTCGTGGTCAAGTCTGCAAGCGCACAAGCTACAACGGAAACATTCGCTATAATTATGCAGGCATCGGTTATACCTATGATCCGATCGATGATGCATTCATCGCACCTGCGCCATGCGATCATCCAGAATTAACACTTAACGATCTGAAAAGATGGGAGTGTGAGACCTGTGAAGCCGAAACTCGCAAGATCAGCAGTCCAATTACGCGAGCAGATTGATGATGCATTCCCCGGTCGAGATCGAACTTCGGACGGCTGGATCGGTGACACAAGACACGCTGCTCGCAAGTCTGATCATAATCCAGATGCACAAGGCTGGGTACGTGCCATCGATGTTGACCGCGACCTTAACGGCAAAAGCCGGAAGCCCGATCTCATGCCTGACTTGGTTGATCAGATTCGACTCGCTGCAAAGTCTGGCGATAAAAGAATTAGTTACATCATCTTTGACGGAAAGATCGCATCATCTAAAAAGGCTTGGGCTTGGCGTCCTTATGATGGGATCAATAAGCATAATCATCACGCACATATCAGCTTTACTGTCAGGGGCGATTACGACAATACGTTCTTCAATATCCCGATGATAGGTGGCACACAATGAACATGAAACATCCAGCAGTGATCGCAGTCGGAGCATTCTTAGCCGTCTGGGGTACAACATCTAACTTCGCCCTTGACTATCGCGCCATCCTTGGCTCGATCGTTGCCGGAGTCTTCGGATATGCGAGCCCCAAAAAGTGAACACGAATGACTTTATTACCCTTTACTTTGCAAGCCTTGCCGTAATAGGTGGGCTGGCAGGTTATGTCATTACTCACTTGCTATCAGAAATTAAAAGACTTAATTCGCGTGTCGATGAGATTTATAACATCCTGTTAGAGCGATAATTTTTGACATGGCAAAGAAGAAAGTCATCGATCTCGATACCTATTCACAGCTTGATCAATACGCAATTTGCATGCATGAGTTCTACAAAGCCTTGCGCCGCGCAGGCTTTGCCGTGGATTTATGCCTAGCGATTGTAGTAGAACGATCAGCTTATCCTGACTGGCTTTTGCCTGCGCTCCCCGACCGAGTGGATCGCTTACCCTATGAGGACGACGACGAGGATTAAATGAAGCGCATAGTCATAGTGAGCGACCTACAGGTTCCGTTCCACGATAGACACGCAGTCAAGAATCTAGTTAGTTTTATTAGCAAGTTTAAGCCGCACGAAGTCGTCACTATTGGCGATGAGATTGATTTCAATACGATTAGCAAGTGGTCAGAAGGGACGCCAGAGGCTTATGAGCAGACTCTTGGAGATGATCGCGATGAGGCTGTTCAGGTACTTTACGACCTACAGGTGACACAGGTCATTCGATCCAATCACACGGATCGCCTTTACACGCAGATCATGCGCAAGATCCCGTCATTCTTATCTTTGCCAGAGCTGCGCTTCGAAAAGTTTATGCGTTTTGATGAGCTTGGCATTACCTTTCACAAGAAGCCTTATAACATCGCGCCGGGATGGATCGCAGTCCACGGCGATCACACGCCTATCAAGTCACAGGGCGGTTTATCAGCCCTAGAAGCGGCTCGTAGGCATGGCAAGAGCGTCATCTCAGGACATACTCACAGGGCAGGCAGATCGTCCTTCTCAGAGGCCTCTGGAGGCCGTATAGGGCGTGTTCTGCATGGCGTTGAGGTAGGAAACCTCATGGACTTCTCAAAGGCCTCATACACCAAGGGATCGGCTAACTGGCAACAGGCATTCGCCATCATGTATGTCGAGGGCAAGAATGTCCAAGTCGATCTTATCTACATTGAGAAAGACGGCACATTTGTAGTCTCAGGCAAGCGCTATGGACGACCTAGATAACGAGCTAGACAGAGACATTGATGATCACATCGATGACGCAGAATCGTTACCATTTCGTTATCTTAAATTCCTAAAATTCCCCCTTAGGGCATGAGACAGTAGAGCTACGGATGAAGGGCATCCAAAGAAAGGCTCCAACATGTTCGATCCATCATTAGGCGATTTAATTGCCATGATTGTCTTATCCGCACTATATTTTCATCTAGGCCGTATAGTCGGCATTCGCGTAGGTTATCTAAAAGGCCGCA